TAAATCTCGTAGAACACACCATATGTGGCGAGAGTCTAATAGTAAAGATCGTTGGGATAGAATTGAAAGAAATGTTAGAATGTTTGAAAAGACAGGTGTATGGACTTTTGATGAAAGAATAATGCAAATACAATTAAAGTCTTTTGGTATAGAATGTAATTTAGATTGCCATATGTGTAACCACGATAGCTCATCTATGCGTATTGATATGATGAACAAACATAATGTTTATAGTGAGAAGATGTTTGGCACTATGAAAAATACACAGCGTAAAATAAAACTTGTTGAAGATAATTTAAACAAGATAGATAAGAAAGATGTAATAGAACAAATAAAAGAACTTGCACCATATCTCAATAGTATAAAAATTATAGGTGGCGAACCACTTATAATGAAAAAGTATTTTGATTTTTTAAATGAGATACTAAAGACAGGCCACGCTGAACACATAACGGTTAAGTTTCAAACTAATCTTACAAAGTTAGGCGAAGGTAATCATAAGTTTATAGATTTTGTACCTCACTTTAAACAAACTTCTTTTACTGCCTCTATTGATGGCGTAAATCAATATGCAGAATATTTAAGAAGAAGATCAAACTGGCAAGAAATATTAGACAATATAGATTTACTTAATTCAGACAAATACAAAGATAAAGCATTTGTTGATGTTAATTCTGTTATTACTTGTTTTAGTGTCTTGCGTTTTGATGAAGTAATTAAATTTTGTAAAGAGAATCCAGGTATAAGAAGTGCAGGTTGGTTGATGATTGAAAGACCTAAATCATTAAGAGTAAATAACTTACCTAAAAAACTAAAAGATAAACTAATACCTAAATATAAGGGATGGCCTGATATACAATCAGCATTGAGTATGCCTGAAGAACCAGACAATGATTTTCAGGATACATTGAACTATATGTTAAAACAAGATAAAGCATACAAAGGAACTAAATGGGAAATGAATCTGTTTGATGTTTTTCCTGAACTAAAAGAATACCATGACGAAAGAAGAATTTGAACAGAAACTAAAAGATAAAAAGATATGGTGGTGTCCTCTGCCTTGGACTCATATCTTCTCTAGTTTAAGTGGTCGTTATGCACCTTGTTATGACGCATTAGGACATACAGGCCATAATATGAAAGATACAAAGATTAGAGAATGGTATACTTCAGATTATCAAAATAGATTAAGAGAAGAAATGCTCAAAGAAGATTACGATGGTAAATTTTTTGATTATCATTGTACAGGTTGTAGAAAACATGAGAAGTTATATGGTCGTTCAGATAGACAAAAATATGTTGAACAAGTATTAGCAGGTACATTTGATAACAAAGTACCAGAGTTATTAAGAGCAGTATTAAAATTTCAAAAAGAAGGCAAGATTGATTTAGAAGAAAGAATACTAGATATTAAAATGAAGATGTTTGGTAATGCTTGTAATTTAGATTGTTATATGTGTACACCTAGAAGTGCTAACACAAGAACTATATCACTAAAAAAAATAGGTAAAGTTTTTGATCCTGATTTAGATCCTAAAGATGGTGAAAGAATGAACACAATGAAACATGATGACGAAGAATATTTAGATGATGTGGCTTCAGTAGCAAAATATACTAGATCAATAAAACTAATAGGTGGTGAACCTTTAGTTATGAAAAATCACTACAAACTTTTAGACAAGTTAGTACAATCAGGATATTCAAAAGGTATTAATCTCATATATAAAACTAATCTATCTGTATTTAAGATGGACAATTATGACTTTAGAAATTATTGGGGTCAGTTTAAAGAATTTGTTATGAAAATATCTATTGATAGTTATGGTAAGTATAATGATTATATTAGAAAGAAATCTGATTGGCCACAATTAATTAATAACATGATGGTAATGAAAGCAAGAAAAGATAGTAGAGTTAATGTTCATAGTGTTGTATCTTTTTTAAGTGTTATGCATATCTGGAGATTACAAGAATATTTAAAAGAGATAGATATACCTCACACATATTATATCATACAACATCCTGCAATCTTACAAGTTAAAAATTTACCATATGAGATTAAACAAAGTCTAATACCAAAATACAAAGACTACCCTAATATTATAAAATCATTAGAAGCAGAACAAGATAAATCACAATTTATAAAAACGATAGAGTATTGCCAAGCATTAGATCGCAATCATAATAACTATAAATTATTTGAACTCTATCCTGAACTGGAGAAATATTATAATGAAGCTAAAATACAACAATCAAACAATTGATCTTTTTTCTAAAGAGTTATTTCCTGAAACACCGAAGAAAGTAGTCGTAAGTCTATCAGGTGGATTAGACTCTTCTTCATTAACTTATTTAATTGCAACACACTTTCCTGATATAGAAATATACCCATTTCATTCCAGAGATGTAGATGGTCCTTTAGATACAGAATGTGCTTTAAATGTTCATAAGTTTTTACAAAATTATTCATCACAGGTAAAAGACCTAACTATATTTGATGTAAACACAAGTGATCCTGTCTGGTTACAAAAGGCACAAGAAGAACTAGACTCACCAGAAGGTATGATTGGCGGAGTGCCTAAATGGCGAAACGTTAGAGGTGGATCAAAAGCACTACAAAACAGAAATGCTAGAGAAGTAATGCATAAAAGACATAATACAATTGTTGCAATGGCTATGTCTATGAACCCACCTGTTGATGTTATGAAAGAGAGAGGATTTTATGACGTTGCAGAAAGAAAAAGAGACCCAGGCAGATCAGATGAAAAGTTTTTAAATTTTGGCACTTACATGCCTTATTTACATGTTGATAAAAAATTTGTTGCAGGTGTTTATAAAGAACATGGTCTTATGAAAGAATTATATCCTATGACTAAATCGTGTGCATGGGGACCTGAAAGTGGTAATGAAAACTATCCAGAACCTTGTGGTAGATGTTTTTGGTGTAATGAAAAGGAATGGGCATTTGAGAATAATTTGTTGTAGATTTGGTGATAAGTTTAATCAATGGCATGTTGATAACTTAAAACATATGATAGACGAATACTCTGGTCTAAAGTATGATAGTTTTGAAGTTATAGAAGATGATCTATATGGTAATTGGTTTAATAAGTTTCAAATGTATGATAGATTTAGAGATGGCGAAAATCTATACTTTGATTTAGATTTAGTTATCTATGATAAGTTACCTGATCTTATAAGAAAAGATTTTACACTATTAGATGATACATGGTGGAGAGAACGTGCCCATACACCTTTAAACTCATCTATAGTATCATGGACTGGTGATGTATCTTACATATGGGACAAGTTTAAAAAAGAAGATCACTTTTACGTTACTAACTATACAAAAGGTAGTGATGAATGGTATTGGAAATTTATAGACTATAAGACTTATGATAAAGTCTGTCCTTCAATTAAAGATTATCTATATAAACAACCACCTCAATTTAGTGTATGCACTTTAGGTCAAATGCACCATCTACAAGAAAAGGGTTGGACTGGTTGGTATTCCGAATACTTTTTAAATCACTAACCTTGTACAATTTCAATAGCAGTTTTTAGAACTTCTAGTTTAGTTTTTGCCTGTCTTAACTTCTTTTTAGCTTCGTTATTAGATGACTCACTAATCTCTTTAGTTTCAAAACATGCTAATTTTAATGCAAAGATTTGATCAACATTATCATTGTCTTCAAATAATGCAGTTAAGATTTTAGGATAAAATTTAGTATCTAGTTTTTTATTTTCAAACTCAAATATAAGACCTTCTTTTTCAGCAATTCTCATCACAGATTTTTCAAACTGCTCTTGTTCAAGTTTGTTTCTTTGATAAGTTGCCTCATGCAATTGATCAATATTCATTTTAGTTTGAAGTGCTACCCATTGATGATGACCTTCTTCGTAAGGTATGATTGTAGAAAATACTTTACTCTTATCTTCAGTAGTTGTTAATACTTCAATGTTTTTTCTTTCTTGGTCAATGAAATATGCATTGACAAAATTATCTTTTAGATATTCTTCAGTTATCATTTCGGTTCTCCTTTATGTATTCATATAAATTAACTTGTGGTGTCCACCCTATATTATTTAGTAGGGTATTATCAGCAAGGTTATCTAGTCTTTCGGTGTGTTCTCCTACAACCCTTTCACAATCTATACCAAAGTATTCTATTAACTCTATAAGATTGTTTGTAGTACCAGAACCTATATCTGTAATACCCTTAACATTTGACTTAATCAAACTATCTATCGCTCTCACTAAATCGTCAACGTGTATAAAATCTCTACTATGATTTGTGTTAATGTAAGGAACATCATTTCGTAATATCCTTGGTATTAACATACTTTCTCTAGCATTGGGACCATATACGGTTGTAAATCTCATACCTACACTATTAGGTGGTGCAATCTGTTCAAGGCTAT